CTGGTTCAACATACTCAGAATACGATGATCAAGATAGTGCTTTAAGCACAAAACAATATTATGTGGTGACTGATGAGTTGAACGTTTATAAGTGTATTAAAGCTGGAAGTTCAGGTTCATCTATTAAACCAGCTGGCACATCTACTTCTATTGGATCAGTATTAGCAGACGGTTATCAATGGAAATACATGTACACGTTGTCTGGTTCAGACGTTGCTAAATTTAACACTTCTTCATTCATCGCTGTAAAAACTTTAGAAACAGACGATGAATCAGTTCAATGGGACGTTCAAGAAGCTGCACTTCCTGGTGCTATTCATAGAATTAAAATTACTAGCGGCGGAGTTGGTTATACATCTAAACCTACAGTAACGATTACAGGTGATGGTATCGGTGCTTCAGTGATTGCTGCAGACGTTACTCTAACTGGCGGTGTTGTTACAGAAATTATAATGAACTCTGCGAGAGTTGGTAGCGGATATACTACAGCGACTGTAAGTTTTAGTGGCGGAACTCCTACTACTCCTGCGACAGCTAGAGCAATCATCTCGCCAAAAGGCGGTCACGGTTCAGATCCTATTTCAGAATTAGGAGGTTTTTATGTCATCGTTGACGTTAACCTTGTAGGAGAAGAAGGAGCTGGTGATTTCTTAGTAGACAATGACTATAGACAAATTTGTTTAGTAGCTAATCCACACGAAGTTGATACATCAGCTGTACGGTTGTTAGGTAATTGGGCAGCGAGCACGACATATGTTGTTGGAGATGTTGTTTATTATAATAACTATGCATATGTGTGTGATACTGGCCATACTTCAGCTTCTACATTTGCTCCAGATGCTGCTAAGTGGACAGGACCGAGTGTCGCTTCTGCAGCAACATTAAACGCTCTCACAACTATAACATACAGTGGATTATCTGGCACTCTTACAGCAGATCAACAGATTATAGGAAGCACAAGCGGAGCAATCGCTTATGTAGATGGAGTAAATACAACAGATAGTGAAATTAAATTTCATCAAAACTCTACGACTGGTTTTACAAGTTTTGAAGAAGGCGAAGCTATTACCATAGGTGGTGCTACAGCAACTATCGATTCAATAGCTGCACCAGAATATGTGCCAATGTCTGGCAAATTAGTATATCTTGAAAATTTATCGCCTGTAAATAGAAACATAAATCAAACAGAAGATATCAAGTTAGTATTAGAACTATAATTCAATTTAAGGCTTTTAAAATATGTCATTAAAGATCTTTTCTCAAGCACCATACTATGATGATTATGATGAGGCAAAAAGATACCTTCGCGTATTGTTTAGACCTGCTGTTTCTTTACAAGTAAGGGAATTAAATCAGCTTCAAACATACTTACAAACTCAGGTAGAGCGTGTAGGCTCGCACTTGTTTAAAGAAGGTTCGATGGTCATCCCAGGTCAATCTTCTGTTGATACAAACGTAACTTATATAAAGATCGAAAACGAAACTAATGGCATAGACATTAACACTATAGCTGAGGAATTAATTGGTTCTACTATAACTGGACAAACTTCTGGAGTTACTGCTAGGGTTACAACTGTAACTCTTGAAGAACCGAATGAAGATAATTCGTCAATCACCGATGCTATAACACTGTTTGTCAGATATACATCTTCAGGCGATGACAATGAAACAAAAACATTTGTTGCTGGAGAATTATTAGTTGCAGATGCAACTACTACTACAACGTTAGTAGAAAGAACAGTACAAATAAAATCTGGTTCAGGAGTGCTTGGTAAAGGTACTATTGCATCTATTCAAAGGGGTATCTACTTCGTAAAAGGACAATTTGCTCTTGTTACAGATCAAACAATAGTAATTTCCAAATATAGTAACACACCAAGCTTCAGAATTGGTTTAGATATCGACGAAAACATCGTCGACTCTAACGATGATAGCACTTTAGCAGATAATGCTAATGGAGTTCCAAACCAAAATGCTCCTGGTGCACACCGATATCAAATAATCTTAACGCTAACTAAGTTAGCTCCTAATTCAATACTTGATGACACGTTCATCGAACTTATTAGAATTACTGATGGTATATTACAGTCAAGGGTTACAGAGACTGACTATTCTATCCTAGCAAAGACTTTAGCTAGACGTACATTTGACGAATCTGGTCATTACACAGTTTCTCCATTTAAAGTTGCAGTTCGTGAACACCGCAACAATGATAGAGGAGCGTGGAGTGGTCCAGGTACAACCTATCAACTTGGTGATATAGTTACATCTGGTGGTAATTACTTTGTGGCTCTTAAAGCTGGTTTATCTGGAGCCATTGAGCCATCAACATTATTTGATGCCACTGATCCATATCAGAATTTGAATGATGGTATCATTGATTGGAACTATACACAAAATCCTCCATTTAATAGAGGTTATTTGACAGCAGAAAAGGGCGGTGATGAATCTGCTATCGCTGTTGCCATTGAACCTGGAAAAGCATATGTTCAAGGTTATGAAGTTGAAAAAATTGCAACTGAATATGTAAAAGTACCTAAAGCAAGAACATTCGATCGCATATCAAATGACGCTATACCTGTATCATACGGTAATTACGTTTATGTTTCAAACGTTTTAGGATTACCAGATTGTTCAACTTTCCCGCAAGTTGATTTGTACAATCGATTGACTCCAAGTTCTAATCCTCAAACAGCTGGAGCTGGCACAAAGGTTGGTACAGCCAGACTTCGCGGATGGGAATTCCATTCAGGTACTCCTGGAACATCAACTGGTGTTTATAAAGCATACATCTTTGATGTTAAGATGGAAAGTGGATACACGTTTGATCGAGATGTTAAACAAATTTTCTACGATAGCGGTACGACTAAGACTAATATTGCAGCCGATGTTTTTGGTAAGTATACTACGCTTTCAGGTTTTATATCTGCTTCAACTACTACAATTACTGGTTCTTCTGGAACGGCGTTCACAACACAATTAAAAGTTGGTGATTATATTAGGACAGTGAATTCTACTGGAGCATTTGAATTCCGTAGAGTTACGGCAATCACAGATAATGATACACTTACTATAGATTCAGCATTCAGTGGTACAGTATCGGGCGCAGTTTATTCAAGAGTTGGAGCTGAGATTAATGAACCAGGCGGTTTACCGTTAATATTCCCTCTCGCGTATTCGTTTATTAGAAACACTCGTGGTGGTACTGGAGATAATGAACAGGCAACTACTTATACTACAACACAACGATTCGATGCATCTACTGGTTCAGGTCAAACATCATTAACGTTCTCAGTGGGTTCCGCAACAAGTCCAACAACCATTGGTTCAGAATTTAACCCGGCTGCAACTTCTACTGATTATATCTTGGTTAATAGAACAGACGGTACTATCGAATCTCCAAGCGGTATAACACTTCAAAATAACGGTGTCGACGTATTAGTCAGTGGATTAACAGCTAGTAAAGCATATAGCTTATTAGCTCCTGTTCGTAAAGCTGGTTCTCCAGCACAAGAAAAGAAAAAAACTTTAATTGATAACGCAACAGCAGATTTTACAACGCTAGCTTCTGTAACACCGTTAACATTATCATTAGGTAAAGCTGATGGTTATAGAATAGTTACTATAAGGATGGCTGCAGATTTCACAGCTGCATCATCTAATCCAGCAACGACGACTGACATCACGTCTTGGTTTACTTTTGATAATGGTCAACGTGATACTCATTATGATGTTGCTACTATAAAACGTAAAGAAGGTTATCCAGTTCCAAGTGGAGCTGTTCGTGTAATATTTGATTATTTTGACCACAGTATTGGTACTGCTGGCGATTACTTCACAGTTAATTCATACAGCGGCGAAGTTCCATACAACAAGATCCCATATTATATCTCTTCAACGGGTGTGGTAGCTTTATCTGATGTCATGGATTTCCGTCCTCGTATTGGAGACGGTGGAGTATTATTCTCTGGTACTGGTGCTTCACAAACAGAAATTCCTAAAATCGGTTTCGAAACTTCTGCAAGTTATTCATATTACTTGCCTCGCTCAGACAAATTAGCATTGAATATAGATGGTGCGTTCTTCTCAGTTGATGGAGTTGCAAGTTTATCTCCAGAAGAACCAAAAGATCCAAGCTTAGGCATGTTAATTGCTAAGCTACATATATCAGCTTATACATTATTCCCATCTCAAGGTTCTGTTCAAATCGAAACTATCG